ACAATAACATGAGTGACAGTGATCACTATCAACTAATGCACCTAACACAAATGGTCTGTGCATCCATAACGGCAATGGAAGAAGACGAAGAAGTTCGTCAGGTTCTAACAGATATTGTAGCTGATGTACAAGAAGAAATGAAAGAGGTAGAAGTAACGGCAGAGAAAAAGATCGTAGCCGTAGATGATAACATAATCAACGTTAAGTTTGTATAAGGAGAACACAAGATGGACAGTACAATAACATTAAACGGAGAGTCATTTACTATTGGAGACACCACACTGTCTGACAATGTGAACTCACCTGATCACTACAACTTTGCTGGCATAGAATGTATTGATGCTATTCGTGCCGCCACGGGTTCAGAGGGTTTCGATAGTTATCTACAGGGTAACATAATGAAATACTTGTGGAGATACCAGTACAAGAATGGTGTTGAGGACTTGAAGAAGGCGCAGTGGTATTTGAGTAGGCTCATTGAGGCGCAGGATGTTAGTTAAAGTTTTCTTAACCCTTGACATAGACGAAGAGGAATATCAAATGCCTGTTGATGGTGTGCTTGATGAAGAAGTACATCATGCCTTACAGGAATACATATATGACATCGACGGTATGTCAATCAAATCAATAAAGATAATAACGGAGTAGTATACACATGAACAATTATTTACCAACAGATTACCAAGCATTCATACACACCTCCCGCTATGCTAGGTGGCTTGATAGTGAAGGGCGCAGAGAGTCATGGCCTGAGACGGTAGGCCGTTACATGAATGACGTAGTACGTAGAGCACTGGACACAGACACTATCAGTATTGCAAAAGAAATTGAGGACGCAATCCTTAGTCTAAATCTTATGCCATCTATGAGGGCAATGATGACGGCGGGGCCAGCACTTGATCGTGACAACACGGCAGGTTACAACTGTTCATACCTACCCGTTGATGACCCCAAGTCATTCGACGAGGCCATGTACATCCTCCTCTGTGGTACTGGTGTCGGTTTCAGTGTAGAGCGCCAGTTCATCAGTAAGCTCCCAGACGTGCCTGAGTTGTTCGAGAGCGAAACGACTGTTGTCGTCAAGGATAGTAAGGAAGGGTGGGCTAAGGGGTTCCGTCAAGTTCTTGCTCTCCTATGGGCTGGTGAAATCCCTAAGTGGGATGTTACACGTATTCGTCCTGCGGGTGCAAGACTTAAAACATTTGGTGGTAGGGCATCTGGCCCTGCACCACTGATTGAATTGTTTAACTTTGCTGTATCTACATTCAAGGCTGCACAAGGACGTAGGCTATCGTCACTTGAGTGTCACGATCTTATGTGCTTCATTGGTCAGGTAGTTGTAGTAGGTGGAGTACGCCGTAGTGCTATGATTTCATTAAGTAATCTATCGGATGATCGTATGCGTCACGCTAAATCAGGGCAGTGGTGGGACGGTGCAGCACACCGTGCGTTAGCCAATAACTCTGTGTCGTACACTGAGAAGCCAGACATGGAAACATTTATGCGTGAATGGTTGTCATTGGTTGAGTCCAAGTCAGGTGAACGTGGTATCTTCAACCGTGAGGCATCCAAGAAACAGGCAGCTAAGTATGACAGACGTGATCCTAACCATGAGTTCGGAACAAATCCATGTTCGGAAATAATTTTAAGACCATATCAGTTTTGCAATTTAACCGAGTGTGTTGTTCGTGCAACAGATACGCTAGATACACTGACAGAAAAAGTTAAACTCGCTACCATCTTGGGTACGATTCAGTCTACTATGACACGTTTTCCATACCTACGCAAGATATGGACAACTAATACAGAAGAAGAACGGTTGCTTGGTGTGTCACTGACAGGGATCATGGACAACCCCCTGACTACAGCTAAGAACAAAGGATTGGATAATACGCTTGAACATCTTCGTCAAATTGCTGTTGCTACTAACGCTATCTGGGCTGATAAGCTTGGCATTCCTCGTAGTACTGCTATCACATGCGTCAAACCCTCCGGTACTGTTTCACAACTTGTTGACTCAGCCTCTGGGATACACGCCAGACACAGTAACTATTACATACGTACCGTAAGGGGTGACAACAAAGATAGCTTGACACAGTTTATGAAGGATCAAGGCGTACCTAACTCACCGTGTGTGATGAAGGGCGACACTACTACAGTGTTCAGCTTCCCTGTGAAGTCACCACCTAAATCTGTAACACGCAATGACTTAACCGCAATCGAACAGTTAGAAACATGGCTGGCATACCAACGGCACTGGTGCGAACATAAGCCAAGTATTACATGCACTGTATTGGACGGTGAGTGGATGGCAGTGGGTGCATTTGTATACGAACACTTCGATGAGATGTCAGGTGTGTCTTTCTTGCCACACTCAGACCATACTTATCAACAGGCACCCTATCAAGAGGTTGGAAAGAGTGACTACAATATGTTACTGTCCTGTATGCCAAGCAAGATTGATTGGGCTAAGCTATCTGACTACGAGATAGAAGATAACACCAACGCAATGCAGACGTTAGCGTGTAGCGGTGATGCCTGTGAGATCGTGGACTTAACCTGATGTATGTTGTTGTAAGCAGGTCACAGTGTAACTTCTGCGATGTAGCAAAGGCGGCAATAAAAGGAAAGGGGTACTCCTATGTGGAGTACTCCATTGAAAGTTCCAGTAGTAAGTGGGTACTAACCCTACTAAAGCTGGCGCAAATAAAGACGGTGCCTCAAATCTTTGATGGTACTGGTAAACATATCGGTGGATACACTGATTTAGTAGAACATTTGAAGGAGAAGTAACATGAATGCATATCGCAAACCCTTTTCACGCAATCTCTACGGTAAGTATGACGCAGTAGCAAAGGAAAAACTTATAGAACATCTGTCTAAGGATGGTCACACATTAGTAGACGCAGAGGAATCATTTGATGCAGACTTAGTGACCCGCAAGGATGGAGAGAAACACTTCAGTGAGGCAGAAGTAAAGACTGCATGGACAGGTGATTGGCCTAAACACTGGGCAGAAATACGTATACCTGAACGTAAAAAGAAGTTGCTATCTAAGCATACAAACAACTTGAAGTTCTATGTGTTCAGTGGTGACATGTCTAAGGCATGGTGCATAGACAGTTCACTGTTGACTGACGATAAACTAAAGGAAGCAAGTGGACGAAACATCTACCAAGGGGAACAGTTCTACCACGTACCATACACAGAAGCGCAGCTTATTAACGTAGCATAAGGAGTACTAACATGATAAATAAATCAAGAGCGCAACGAGGCTTGGGTAAGTACGATGCACCGTTGAGGGTACAGCATCAGATGGGATATGATTCCTTCAAGCATGGGCGGCTTGAGAATCCATTCAGTGATGACACGATGCAGTACCGTGAGTGGCATAGGGGGTTTAACAGAGCCTTCTATGACAATTTAAAGAGAGTGAAAGACCATGAGGCTAGAGCAAGAAGCAACTCAGTTCCTAAAGGAGAAGTATAGCATGTCAGATTTTAATGCATACCAACGTATGGCAGCTACTACCGCAATATACCCAGAGGAACATCGTATCCTGTATCCCGCACTAGGGTTAGCAGGTGAGGCAGGTGAGGTAGCGAACAAAGTCAAGAAGCTTATTCGTGATGGGCCTGACGGTAGGCCAGATGATTGGCGAGAACAGATATCCAGTGAGATTGGTGACGTACTATGGTACTGTGCTTCACTTGCTACTGATCTCAACCTTACCTTGGGTATGATAGCTTCACAGAATGAGAAGAAGTTAGCAATGCGGAAGAAGGCAGGTACGATAGGTGGATCAGGGGATACACGATAGTGTAACGAAGTTAACGATAGACAAAAAAATAGGGGGCTGTTAAGGCCCCCTTTTCTTATTTACTGTATGCATCCCTGTATGCACCAGCTATTTTTATTAAGGTGTTCAAGTCACCCGCATCAAGTGGGTCGGGCGCATCACCGTACCTGTCTACAAAATCTGTAGTGGCTAACCTACGATACTCTGGTGTTACCCTACGATACTTAGTCATTGCCTTGGCGTAATCATCCCCTTGTGCAATTGATCCATCACGTATCTTAGTTTTAAACTTACGCAGTCTTGCAGCTACAAGTGGACGTACCTTATTACTTACAAACTCATCCTCTGTGAATGTTTCTTTCACCTTACTACTGGCATCTGAATACTCTTGGCGTAACCTTACCTCTTGATCTTGTGCGATCTCAGTCAAGGTAGGCATGTATCCATTGACCATACTTTGTTCAAAGCGTTTTATGCTGGGTACTTTACTACGACTACCGAAGTCTCGCCAGTTAAACCCTAGACGTTTAAGGTATTCACCTTCTTCATCTGGCTTATTCGTAATTGTAAGACCACCAAACTTCATCCAAGGATACAAACGTTCTTTACCCTCAGAGTAGAATGGATACTCTTGACGTGGTGCCGCTGCATCTTCTTCTGGTGATACTCCAATGCCACGCTGTTTGAGACTACGTGTAACTTCTTTACCTAGTGTACCGGAGAAACTAAGGGTAGGGTCAGTAGACACATCTTTAAACTGTGTACCACGTACACCTGCGGCACGTTCAGCGTCAATGATCTGACCCAAGGGTACTGCCCATGTACCTAACCAGTTACCTAGTGTTCTACCTATTGCACGTCCTGATGCCTCACCTGCAGTTAGGTCAGTAGCATCTGCCATCTGTGCAATCTCTTCTATAACAGAATTACCTACACCTGTACGGAAGTTACTACCTGTGAATAGTTCCACAAATTCCTGCATGTCAAATCGTTCTTCAAACGTGCCAGCAATCTTACGCTTAGTCATCTCACCAAGGTACAAGAACTGAGCCATAGGGTACACTGCTGTAGTATCCATCTGTTCATCTTCACCTACAGCTATCTGTTCAAAGTCTGCTGGGGCATCATCTGCACTACGCATGTAGTAACCTGCACCTACCGCAGCCATGCCCATCATGTTACGTGTGATACGCTGCCTGTCCTTGGAGGTAAGTGGGCCACCGCCTACACGTCCACCCGTAACAAGACTAGTCATCTTACGTGTGAGTGGTATAGATGCACCACCTGCGTACTGACCCATAAGCTCCATGCTGTTGAACATAAATCGTGGAAACGGTATAGCTACAGTCAAGCCATTACGTACAATAAATTGAGATACGTTACGGAACACAGGTATCTCAGGTTGCTTAGCGTATGTAACGTCAAGTGCTTTAGTTACAGCCTCATCTACAAGTGCAGTAAAACTTGGCGCACCCTCTGGCTTAACAGATGAAGCATCATTCATTAGGTCTTTTAGCTTGCCAGCATTAAGGCTATCAACCAAATCTATCTTGTACTCACGGCGAACAAGACGTTCAAGCTCACCGAAGTATTGCCCCCGGCGTATCAAGTATTCCTGCCAACGGTTGGGTGTGTTAAGAAAACTTACCGCATCTTCAGCTTCAGAAAGTACCTTATCTACTACGCCGCCTCCGCCTCTACCTGTGAGCGCCTGTATCTCATTGATATTATTATACATTGCATCAAGCTGCTTAGCCATCTCTGGTTGTTCAAGTATTAAATCGCCATAACCTTGAGCTAAGTCAGGACGAGAGAACATATACCGCATGTTAGCAAAGCTATCTGACCAGTTCTCACGGGAGAATAAACGTTTAGTACCAGCCATGATACCTGCATCTGCAGCTACATAGATGGCATCATCCATTACGTTACCTAAGCTTTCCATAGGTGCACGTATTCCACCAGACATCATGTTACGAGCAGCCGTAGCAATCTGTGACACAAGGCCACCCCTACGTACATTCTCTACACGCATGACAAACTTACGGAACTCACCAGCATCTCTTGCTGCACGTTTAGCTGCGTCTGCCTCTGCTACACTCTTAGGTTTTATTCTATTTATTTGTGATAGCTTATTAAGAACCTTACCAGCCTGTGACCCAGAACCTACTACAGTTAATACATAGTCTTCAAAGGATAGGCCGTAGCCATTCAACTCATCCAACAAGTCTTGCTCTGGTACAAGCTTTTTGTTTACTGTCAACTCAAATAGGTTGTCTATTACAGTTTTATCTGGACTCCAATCGTCAGGAAACCTAGCTTTGTAATCAGATGCAAGTGCTACAATACCATTAAACTTTTCAGGCTTTAGTATGGGTGACGTAATCATATCGTCACCTAAGTCCAAGTCAAACAAAGCACCATCACGTTCTGTAATTTCTTCAGCGGTATCAAGGCCAGCCTGACGTGACAGGTCTGTGTCTATCTCTAGGTTAGCACCCTTCTTTACAGATATAGTTTTACCTGTAGTGGTTTCAAACTCTAGGATAAGTTCATCTGCAATGTCACGGTTCTTTGCCGCTACATCTGCAGCACGTGCCTGTGCCTCATCAATGTTACGCATAGTTGCAAGTCTTGCACCACCGGGGTTGTTTCGTTGAGCTTTGGCAGTAGCCTTAGCTTCACGTATTACTTGACGTGATAGTCCACTGGCACTAGCTCTAGCACCTGTAGATATGGCAGTATTTATTGCACCTTGAACGTTGCCAATGGCAGGTACAGTTTCTAAGAACTCACCTGCCGCACCTGCACCGTCAGCAATAAAGTTAGCTAAATCTGCGGGGTCTTCAATGCGATAACGCCCCAGTGTAACTGCACTAGATAGTGTCTCAAATGCAGAGGGACTTGTTTCGTACAAGGTAGCAAATGCAGACTCCATACCGTCAACGGTAACTGCACCAGCCTTCTGGAAGAAGTTACCCATGCCCATCAACCAACTTGTAGGAAGCTTAGACATTGCTACGTCCATGAAGTTAGCATCACGCATACCATTACCAGATGCAATAGATTCAGCTATAGTAGCCTCATTCTCCGTTCTAGTACCAGACTCTTTTAATTCTTGCCGCTCCTCTTCGGTTGCAGTTCCTTCTGTAACTTTACGTTCTAGCTCATCTAACTTAGTAAAAAAGTCATCCATCTGGGCAATGTCATCTTTGACACCAGCTAGACGCTCACCTGCTTCGTACTCGTACACAGGTTCTATGTACTCTTTACTTGGATCATCTGCAACTGGTACAAGCCAATCCGTATCACCTATCTCTTGAGGTGGGGCAACTAAGGCTGCGTCCTCGTTTGGCTGTACAGTCGTGTCACCTGTGTAAGATTTTAAAAAGTTAAGCACACTCCCACTATCAGCGGATGGTGCCGTTTGTTCTGGTTGAACTGTCGTTGTCTGTTCTTCTTCTTTGTCGGAGTTATACCCACTTAGAAAGTCTAGTACGCTTGCACTGTCAGCCATTGTTTATATTACCCACCTGATATTACAATAAACGGCATACCTGTTTTATAGTCAGGTACACCCGTATACACAACATACATTGGTTGATCTGTGTTTGGGTTAGTGGTTTGTACTACTTGACCGGGAGTATACTGCCCTTGTTCTGTAGCGGCAGCAAAATCTTCAACCGCTGGTACGTTAACTATACCAGCAACTTTAGTTGGGTCATTTATAATATCGTAGCCATAGGTTTTTATACCGGACAATGCTGTAGTACGAATAGCAGCTGCCGTATTTGCCATGTTAGGATCATTGATACCTTCGTTACGTTGGTTAAGCTGATACGAAATCTCCATGCTTGCCACATCTGCAAGGTGTTGGTTGCCATCGTTAAGATTAGTAAGCTCATCATTCAAGCCAATCTTAAATCCAAACTTAGTTAGTGCACCCCTACGAATTTCAGATACGTTAGCACTGATAGTACCAAGAGTAAAGCTAGGTGTTTCCGTACCTTCCTCTGCACGTTCTGCTTCTTTCATTGCGGCTAAGTCAGCTAATAGTTTCGTTTGCTCTGCCTTTAATGTAACTGTATCAGTATCTTTAGTGGCGTTAGCTAATTTATTAGAAAGGGTAAACAGTCTACCGCTAAAAGTTTTTTCTTTTGGTCCCGGCTTTGGGTAGTAACTAGCTAACATTTTTGTGTTAATGCCAAACTCTCTTAATAGAATGTCATCACTTTCTGTTTCCGTTACATTTGCTCCTGATGTAGCTTCCAAACTTCCTATGGGAGCGGGTGTAGCTGTGGCATCTATAGTACTATTAATTACCTCACCGTCTTCAGCGCTACCATCACCCTTGACAGAAGAAAATCTAAACAGTTCGCCGAAGTCATCTCCATTTTCAACAGCTTTTTGACCCCATTGCAGATACATGTCACCTGCTCTTTTACCTTGTCCCGCAAGCTCTGCGGCTTCTGCGTCAGTTAATCCAAGAGCTTTAAACGCACCCATGTATTCTTCTGCTGCTGCCTTCTTTGCATCCCGCTTGGCTTGCTTAGCTAAACGTTGACGTGTAGCAACAGTACGTGCTTCATCTTGTAACTTCTCAGAACGTACTCGCTCATCATCTAAACGATCCGTTAGTTTACTGGCAAATCCTGCACCGAATGCCCCTATATTAAATCCCATTAAACTCTCCTCGCCATAAGGCCACTAGGCTGTGGCTCTTCTATTTCTACAACTTCTTCTTCTTTACTTTCCTGTAAAGCCTCTGGTAGTTTCTCACGCATACGCTTCATGGCAAGTGCAATCTTTGACTCACTAATTTTGTCTTCATCAATCGGTGCTTCAGTTCCTAGTGTATACTCAATACCTGCATCGTCACCAATGAATGCCAGCATCTCAATGATAACTGGCATGGCAAGAATACCTACATCAATTGTGTGTAAGCCCTGCATCACGGCGGCAGATTGCATTGAGTCAGCCATAGTAGTTAGGGGAATGCCTAGCTCCATGCTATCTAGCAATGCCTCGTATACGTCATCAGCTACAAGTCTAGGTATATAAAACTCTAGTGCCTGTTCAACAGTAGTGTACTGAGGTGGGTTCTGCCAAGGTCTACTACCAACTTCAGCAGTCATACCCTGACCGGGAATAGGATAGTCGAAGGAAGGTGTAGGTAATTCAGCCATTGGTTATCTGCTTTCTTGCTTTGCGGATAGAGGACACATAGTCCCGTACCCTGTCAAGGGGTTCACTAGATTTATTTTTAGTCTCAGGTTTACTATTTCGGGACAGTAAACCCATACTCATGGAAGATTTCTTAGGTGCTTCTGGTTCATCCATGATACCTAAATTTGTGTATGCTTTTGCAGCAGGGTTAACGTTCATAATGTATTCCTCTTATTAAATTCCAAGTAAACCTAAGCCTTTGCCTAGTAGTGTATCACCACCTAGAGGCGAAGTAAACATAGTAGCTACAAGACCACCCCAAGAAGCGGAAGATTGGTAGTCAGCTTTAGCTTGCGCAATGTCTGCGTTTGAATCTATTTGTAATTTAACACTGGCTAAATCCACAATACGCTGACGTTCATTCTCCGCACTATTCCAAGCCCATTCCATACTGTCTTGGTAGTATGACCACAAATCATTGTATGCAGTATTAGATATGCCTAGTACGGCGGATGCATTAATTTCATTAGCACGATTAATTGATGTAGTGTCAGCCGTAGCTACTTGTCTACGCCAGTTGGCATTGTTCTGATCAATTACTAATCTGTTCTGTGCATTAAACTGATCACGCTGGTTCATCATCTCTGCAGCAAACCTGTCCTGTGCATTTACCTGACCTGCATTATACTGGTTCTGAGCGTTAGCCTGTGCCGCATTGAACTGCCCTGCCTGAGTATTTAGACTAGCAAAGAACTGATCAGTCTGGTTCTCACTGGTTGCATTAAACTGTGCAGCGGCATTGGTAGCAGCTTGATCGGTAAACAAAGATTGTATTTGTTGTTGTGATTTAAACAAGCTAGTCTGTTGTTGGTTATTTAGATTAGCCATGTCTACTTGCAAGAATGACTGAGCATTCATAACTGCAGCTTGCTGACGGTTGTTAAGATTAGCTACATCTAAGTTAGATAGAGCAGCTGCCTCTGCCATTACCAATGCTTGTTTACTAGATAGGTTACTAAGGTTAACCGTGTTAGCGTTACGACTATTCTCCAAAGCTACTTGTTGCTCTGCAGTAAAGTTCATGTTAGCTATATCACTAACCTTACTTGCATTCATTACACGTGATTGGAAGCCTTGATCAAACTCCTGACCCATGAATGTAGCACGTTGTTGTGCCGCAAGCATAGTACGTTGCTGTCGATTAGATAGGTTCTGTGATTCAAACTGTGCAAACACTTGGGCATCCGCTGACGCAATAGGCAGTGACGCTTCCATAGCGGCCTGTATGAGTGCCTGTCCAGCCATAGATGATGCACCTAGACCACGAGATGTCATCGTGGCTGTGGCGCTACGCATTGCACCAGCAGCCCATGCAGGTGTATTGCCACCCTCAAATTGCTGTAGCAATCCTTCTAGCTGACCTTGTACAGTAGCTTGTTTGGTTGGGGTAGCGGTAGCTGCCTGTACTTCTTCCGTAAACTTAACGGCTGTCTGTGCGTTAGCTACGCCACTTATCAGTTCACCATCTTCTACCTTACGTTGTACAGGGTTCTCCATAAGAATAGATTTACCTTGTGCAGCTTCAAGCTCACTTACATTTGTAGAGTTAGCTGCCTGTGCAGCAACTACGGAACGTGGGTCTACTACTCCCTGCGCTGCATCTGTTTCATCTGTTACGGCAGTTACTTTTTCTGATGCAGTATCGGCTGTCATAGTATTAGCGGATGTAATATCAGGCAGATTAGCAAGGTTTGTATTAGCGGTAGTTACTGGAGTAACTATATCCCCTGTTACCTGACCACTGTAAGGACTGACAAGTTGATCTGCCGTTATGTTAGTACCTACAGGTTGTACAGTTGCACCTGCTACAAGTCCCGGTTGAATTGCACGGTTAGCTTGGAGTTCAGATACGGACTGACCTTGATACGCAAGTTGTTGTGGAGGTGTTACAAAACCACCGGGTGCATAGTTAGGTTTAGCCATGCCACCCATAGCCATTTCCATAGCCTTGTTCTGATACATGTTCATAGTATTCATCTTGTCAGGGTTTTGATTTAAGTAACTATCAAACCCAATCATGTCACCTTGATAACCTAGCTTACCTGCAATACGTTGCATAGCTTCTGGTTTAAATCCTTTGAACTGATTACTGTTTGCATCTACAGAACCACCTTCATTGTACGTTCTTTGTACACCTGTACCAGCGGTAGATAACGGGTTTATTTCTGTAATACCAAAATTATTACCGCCGTTATACGAAGATGTAACGGGCGCTGTAACTGGAATTATAGTTGGTGCTATCAATGGTTGATTAAAACTTTCTAAGTCAATAGTTTGTTGCCCAGTATAACTTGCAGGAAGCGGTATGTTCTCCATTTGATTTACACGCCTTGCTCCTGTAGGACTAGTAGTTAAACCAGCAATCGCAGAAGGTTGTGCAGCACTGACGTTTGAAGCGGCTGTGTTTGGTGTAGTATTTGGATAGTACCCTGTGCTGACAGGCTGACCAGACGCAGGAGTAACACCATCTATTAGTACAGGTGCAGATTGACCGACAGATGAACTTACTTGAGGATTAACTACTTGAGGATTAACTGCTTTAGGTTTGACTGAAAATATTTGACTAGAGTCTCCTAAAAACTCTGAAAGACCAAAGTACTTACCTCGTTCTTGTGCTTGCTCAAGAGTAGTAAAATTTCCACTAAGAAGGGTGCCATCAGAAGACATAAGAGCAAAACCTTCTTTTCCACCCATAACTTCTGAATCCGCACCATACTTAATAATGCCTGCTTTTTTCTCCTTACTAGGATTAGAAAAAATAGGGTACTTTTCTCTGTTAGTATTTTCGTTAGGATCAAGGTTATAGGCGGTAGCTGCCCCACTATTATACTGAGCAGCATTTGCATTTATAGCGGATTGTACAGGGTCTTCAGATGCCATAATAGCAGCCCAGTCACGTGTGTCTGTATTTGCACCAATAGTACCATAGATAATCTCAGATGCAGCATTAGTGTCTACACCTGTAGCATCTATAAACTCTTTCATGCTAGGTCTGTTTTTTGCATCAATAGCTGTAGCCATTATTTTTACCTTTACTTATCTTTTGTTGTCATATGACAAAGTATACTTGATGTGTTTTGCGTTGTCAAGTAACGTATTATTACAGTATGTTTTATTCTTACCATTTATCTTGCTTTACACCTAAGAAATACATAGCTATTATTAAAGCCCCTACACCTGCTAGTGCTACCGCAATACCTGCAGCCCAGTTAATGCAGTTGTCTATGAACTCTTGTTTTTTGTAGACTAGTTCACGCTGTTCTTTACGTTGCTGTGCTTCTATTCTTACTATCTCATCCCATGCGCTAGGTCCATAAGTCCAAGAGATGTGTGCTCTAAGTTCTTCTCGCATTTCTTTAAGCTTTTGTTTCTGTGACCAAAGGTCAAGTGCAGTAGCTTGGTTGTCGTTAAACATCTTGTATAGAGGTGGGTTCTTTGCTTTTTCCTCTAAGAAATCTAAGTCACTTACCGCTTTAGACCACTGAGAAATAGAGCCAGCCATACCAGATATTTCTCTACCTACCTCAACGGCTTTTTTAATACCTTTGTACGCAGTAGTAGCTGCAGCCATAGCGGTAAACGGATCAATCATTTATCCATTGACATCCATACTGCGCCTACGATAAACGTCAGTACGGCGACAGTGGTTACTTTTATTGCTGTTGTCCAGATGGACTTGCGAGTGTCACGCCAAGCTTCAATTAAACTTCTCATCTCTGTGATGTCTCTGTGTGCATCATCATCAAGTAGACCGATAGAACGTAGGGCTTCCTTAGCTCCACGCCTAGCTGCACGGTCTAGCATTGCTTCTAGTTCATCATGTGTGATGGTTACTTGGCTCATATTTTAACTCGTTCTTATTAATTAAGCATTAAGGGCGTCTAAGTCATCCCAGATAGTTGTAGCAGCAGTAGCAGGAACAAAGGCTATATCATTGCCATC